GAATTCCATACCATCACAGGAACCTATCGCGGGAAGCATATCTCTGTGGTGAGCACGGGTATTGGATGCGACAACATCGACATTGTTCTTAACGAACTAGATGCACTCGCCAACATCGACTTTAAAACCCGAACGGAAAAAGAACAGTTGAGAAAACTCACCTTAGTGAGGATTGGCACCTGTGGTGGACTGCAAGAATACACACCCGTGGGAACGTTCATCGCTAGCGAAAAGAGCATTGGTTTTGATGGTTTGCTGAACTTCTACAGCGGGCGTAACGATGTTTGCGACCTGCCTTTCGAAGAAGCCTTCAAGCAACACATGCAATGGAATCCACAATTGTGCGCTCCTTACGTTATCGATGCTGACAAAGAGACACTCGAACGCATAGCTGGCGACGAGATGGTACGGGGCGTAACTATCGCCTGCGGTGGCTTTTTCGGTCCACAAGGCAGAGAATTGCGCATACCATTAGCTGATCCTAAGCAAAACGAGAAGGTTGAAAGTTTTGAATATAACGGCCATCGCATCACCAATTTTGAGATGGAAAGTAGTGCATTGGCAGGTCTTGCCCGTCTGATGGGTCATAAAGCCGTAACCTGTTGCATGGTAATTGCCAACAGACGAGCCAAAAACGTGAATGCCAATTACAAGAACTCGATAGACGAACTGATAAAACTGGTGCTCGAAAGGATTTAAAGAGATGCAAGCCCTATTAAACGACCGTCAAACCATTTGTGCCTTGGCCACTTCTGCTGGAGGGGCTTTGGGAGTGATACGTGTGTCGGGCAGCGATGCCATTGACATCGTAGACCGTGCCTTTAAAGCTCCCAAAGGTAAAAGTTTGCATACTCTGCCTGCGCAGATGGTGCAATACGGACATATCGTTGACGAAAGGGCGCACCCCATTGACGAAGTGCTGGTGACGTGTTTTCACGCTCCGCACTCGTACACGGGCGAAAACTCGGTGGAGATTTCGTGCCATGGTTCTGCCTATATACTAAACGAAGTACTGAAGCTTTTGGTGAGGTTGGGATGCCGACAAGCGCAACCGGGAGAGTTTACACAGCGTGCCTTCCTTAACGGAAAGATGGATTTGAGCCAAGCCGAAGCAGTGGCCGACCTCATCGCAGCCACCAATAGGGCCAGTGCGCAGTTGGCCTTGGGACAGCTTCGTGGGCATTTCTCGGGCGAACTGGCTACTCTAAGGGATAAGTTGCTGCATATCACGTCGCTAATAGAACTGGAACTAGACTTCAGCGACCAAGATGTGACCTTTGCCGACCGTCAAGAATTGCAAGCCTTAGCCGAAGAAATTCGTACGAAAATAGCATCACTCGCCACCTCGTTCGAAACAGGACGGGCCATAAAGGCAGGCATATCGGTGGCCATCGTGGGCAAAACCAATGTTGGGAAAAGCACTTTGCTTAACCGATTGCTAAAAGAAGAACGCGCCATCGTTAGCGACATTCATGGCACTACGCGCGACGTGATTGAAGATACGATACAGATTAATGGCATCAACTTCCGCTTCATCGACACGGCTGGAATAAGAAAGACAAGCGACGAGATTGAGTCGCTGGGCATAGAACGCACTTACCAAAAGCTCACTGAAGCGGCTGTCGTGTTATGGGTGATAGACAAAGCGCCCTCGCTAAGTGAGATAGAAGAGATGGATGCGCACACGCGTGGCAAACGCCTCATCGTGGTTTCAAACAAAAACGATGAGCAATCGTTCGTCTTCCCCACTTTCTCGTGGACCGAACAGCCCACATTCGTATCCGTTTCGGCCAAGTTCAACACCAACATCGAAACCTTAGAAACCAGCATTTATAACGCGGCCAATATCCCCGAAATACACGAAAACGACGTTGTTGTTACCAACGTGCGTCACTACGAGGCCCTAACACACGCCCTCGCAAGCATCCAACGCGTTCTCGACGGCATCGCTCTCGACCTCAGTGGCGACCTTCTTTCCGAAGACCTACGTCAATGTCTACACTTCTTAGCTGAAATCACAGGGGGCGGCATCACCTCTAATGAGGTACTTGGAAACATATTTAAGCACTTTTGCATCGGAAAGTAAAGCTACTTTTTATTTAAAAACAAAACGCACGCCATTAGCCGTCTAGCGCACGCCAGTAGCCTATTATGAGGGGATTTTAAGATGGTTAAGAAAAATAAAACAATCACCATTGTGCTATATGTATGTCATTAATATGCTATATTTGTGTTACCAATTTGTTACTCCTTTAAAAATCGGTAACAAAGTCACATTTTAAACGCAAATAAACCAAGGTATGAAAGGAATAAAAGAACCGATAAGGCTGCGGCAGAAGAAATTGGCCAACGGAAACATCAGTCTGTATCTGGACATTTACAGGAATGGCAAGCGCGAATATGAATTTTTGAAAATGTACCTAATTCCCGAAAGGAGCAAGGCAGACAAGGAAATGAACAGGCAAACATTACAATTAGCCAACTCTATCAAATCAAAGCGAATTGTTGCCCTGCAAAATGGAGAGTACGATTTTAACGACCATTACAACACCGAAGTGCTGTTCTATGACTACTACCGCGCCATGTGTGCGAAACGGCGTGGTAACGAAGAAAGCAGGGGAAATTGGGGCAACTGGTATTCATGCCTACGACACATGCTGAAATATGAGCCGAACGAGAGAATAACGTTTGCCCAAATAACGCCTGAATGGGTGCAGGGATTTAAAGACTACCTTGAACATGACGCGGTAGCATGGGGTAACGATTACCGCAAGCGGATAAAGGACAAGCCATTGGCACGAAATTCAAAGTTGTCCTATTTCAATAAACTGCGCGCGTGCCTTAACCAAGCCTTTGAAGAACGAGTTATTCCCTACAATCCGATGCGGGGCATTGAAAGCTTCAAGCCAGAAGACGGCATGCGCATGTATCTGACGCTTGAGGAGGTGCGGAGGCTTGCCCAGACTGATTGCGAATACCCCAACATCAAGCGCGCATTTCTATTCTCATGCTTGACAGGCCTACGCAGAAGCGACATTATACGTATGACGTGGAGCGAGGTATTTCAACAGGGTGAATATACGCGCATTATTTTCAAGCAGAAGAAGACGAACGGACAAGAGTACTTGGACATTACAGGACAGGCAGCCGAACTGATGGGGAAGCGTGGGCGACCCGAAGAACATGTTTTTGACGAAATACACTCTCCTACTTGTACGAATACGGCTATCCGCGAGTGGGTATTGCGTGCTGGCATCAATAAAAAGATAACGTTCCATTGCGCGCGCCATACGTTCGCCGTGATGATGCTAGACCTCGGTACGGATATATACACGGTATCAAAGCTGCTAGGCCATCGGGAATTATCCACGACACAGATATACGCCAAGGTGCTTGATAAGAATAAGCAAAAAGCGGTTTCTAGCATCCCGAATATACTTGAAAATGAAAATAAAAGTTAAAAACACATGGTTTTGCAAAATTTCTTGTTGCAATATTTGGTAACATTAGAATAAGTTTGTAACTTTGCATTGTCAATAAGACATAAGTTTAATTTTAAAAAGGTCGGTGCCAGACCGAAACAACGGCTTACAATTATGAAGATTGCAGAATTGAGACAAGGACTTCAAGTGGTTGAAACAACTATTGGGATGAATGGTTATCCCAAATGTGTAAAAAAGGCCGTTATCGGCTTTGACAGCTACGAAGAGGCAAAAGAAATGGCCGAAACATTGGACTTGAATGTAGAGTGCTTACGTATCCGTGACGGATGGCAGTTTTACGAGCGTAACAACACCACCATGTACAACGCATGGACGGCCAATGAGGTTTACTGCGAAGATAATACCGTGTGGGAGAAATGCTCTTTTGAAGAATTCGCAGAGCGCGAAGACCTATACGACACTATCAAGGAATTTGATAACTTCGATGAGATTGAGGCTTACATCGCCTCTCGCAAAGAGGTATTCGAAGAGATTGAAGACCTTGGAGAAGACGAGGTTCTCATCGAAGATAGGGAGAACGCTTACACGTTCAAATCACCTAAGAAACTAATGAAGTATCGTGAGGACGTTTGGGAGTACGTTATCGCAGTTGTTGAAGAATAAAACAAAAGCCCCGATGTGGTTATGCATCGGGGCTTTTACAAAGATATGATTAAGAGTGAACGTAAGCGCATCGGCGTGCGTATTGCATCCCTGCGCGAAGAAAAGGGTTACACCCACGAGCAACTAGCCAAACAGGCAGACATGTCCATTGGCGAACTAATCCGCCTTGAAAAGGGGCGGAACAACATAAAACTAGTAGACTTAATAGCCGTGGCCAATGCGCTAGGCGTGTCGATTGAATTGCTTAACAAAGGATAATATGGCTAAGGAACTTATCGCATTAACATTGCCCGAATTCGGGTTTGTTTCAGATGACTTGAATGGTGAGCTAAGAGGACGGAATGTAATCATACACATTCGCTCAATGTCCATCATTGAGATTTTGGAGCGCGAAAATGTGTATTACTACGAACCTGATACGCTCTATCATAAGTTTGAGTACAAAAACATCTTTGGCGAAATTGAACACCTCGTAGCCTTGTTACATGTCTGTACGACATTTGACAAGGGAATAGATGGAGCATACATATTAGATAACATTATCAAGCCTGCGTGCGAATATTACATGAAGTTCGCCACAATGGCGGACAATGAAATGCAAGAGGAGGACGAAGAATGGCCGTAATAAAAGAACTAGCGGAAAGAGAGCGCATCGGACAAAAAATTGCCTCAATGCGCCAAGAGGCGAAATTGTCCCAAGCAGAATTGGGCAAGAAGTGCGGATTAGAGCGATTTCACATCAGTCGAATAGAGAGTGGACGACATAGTGTCGGCCTCGACACGCTGGCAGCCATCGCGAGGGCATTGGGTAAGACATTAGATTTCGTTTGAGTTAAATGAGGGTGTACCATTATTTTGGTATACCCTCTTTTTTTTGTCAGTAAATCCCTTTTGCCCTTATCTTCGCCTCCCACGCTCCGCTGCTGCTCTTGCGCACCTGAACCTGCGTCAGTGCATTTCCTCGCGCAATGTATATGCTTCCGTCAGAATAAGCGTATAAGAATGATTTTGAAAATCGCTTCTTATAGATTTTATTCCCATTTTCATCCCATACCGTCACCTTAACGCCCTCCACAAACAAGTCTCCGAGTTCGGCAGCTTTTAATTCTATAGTGACGTTATGGTAGACGTCTTTCTCTATGACAACAACACCGCATTCCCTCTCGACAGTCACGCCGAATGTCGGACTTGCCGTTTCTTTTGTCTGTTTGCCGTCCTTTGCAGCAGTACTGATAAAAAAGCACGTCAAAAACAAGATTGTAAATATCCCTTTCATACTGAATGTGTTTGAATTATTGCACAAACATCGTGCCTTTACCCGTCAGCAGCCAATTGGCCGAAACCCCATATTCGCGCACAAGTATGCTTAACCATCCAGCCTCGAAGAAACCGCGTCCACGGTGCTTTCGCTGGGCGTAGAAGTGAGGGCGGGCAATGTTGTTCGTTTCGCAAAAGTCCTTGGCAGTTTTTATAAGCCCCTGCTCTACGCAGGCGGTAAAGGCGACAAAAAACCTATCCATAATCGCCAATGTGTCTTGGCTGTACGCGCGTGGGCTGCTCATAGTTTTATTATCTTATCCGATGATACTTATATATATGCATCCATGATAGTGACTTATCGTGCAACTCGATGGTGTTATTGTCTATTATCTTGTACGAATATTCTTTTGTCGTTACGATACTGTACTTTCCATCAGGGGTGGTTTCGTTCATCCCTATTTTCTTTTCTTTCGGGTCGACATTGAAATACATGTCCCATTTCTGCGGAGTATTGTCGATGTAGACGAATTCGCGCGTGGCGTTTCCATGAAACCACATGGCACCACCAGCCGCACCATCTATCCATTTCTGCTTACCGAACGGGGTGAACGTCAAGACTTCATCGGACGCTCCGCCCTCACCCTGCCATTTGCCCTCCAACACTTTCAGCACCTCCACCACTTCGGGGCGGTAAGCGTCCTTATCATCATCATTACTCTTGCTGCAAGAGAAAAAGGCAAGAGACATTATTGCTAGAAATAGTAATTTTTTCATTTCATTATTATGTTTGCTAGTTATTTATATTGGGTTTTCAATTGAAATTACGGAACTTAGCTATACATGCTTGAGCGGTTCAAGTGCCGACACTAGCTACTTCGTAATAATTCCTATACACTTGCCGTCCGCACCAAACAGCAACGTTATAACAACGCTGTCGTTCTCTTTCCATCGATAATATAGTCCTGCTTCATTATTTCTATCTGCTATGGTGCATTTCTCAATAATTGCATAATCAAAACCTACAAGCGACACGATTTCATCAATTGTTTTCCCCCTAACATCTCCAATCCTTAGAAAACTTTGGAAGATAAGAGAAGAGGACGCTGGAGTTAAATTTCCAGCTGACGCGGGTGCAGTTTTTGGCGATGATGTGGGCGGAATACTTCCTATAAGCGCCCCGATAAACGAGAAGAACAAAACACATAAAATCACCACAATCATATCGTACATTCCGCTATAAACCATTATAAGGCCTGCAACACCGAGGCCAATAAGAGCAAACGCCAGAGTAAGAGAAATAATTTTCATTTTCTTTCAATTATATTGTGAATAACTCAAAGTGCTACATTTTGCACTTCGTTACTTCATGCTCATGCACATCAATACCCTATACACTCCGTACACGTCCTCCATCGATACCTCGAAAGATGGATACTCGGGATTTATTGATTTGCACACGACACATCCTGCCGCATCCGACGGGAACAGCCGCTTTATTACCGTGCCGTTGCACGTGTCCAACACGTATACGCGCCCCCAATCGATGAACGCACGCTCATTTATCTTCTTTATCAACACTTGCGAGCCCGAGGGATATTCAGGCGACATGCTCTCCCCCGAAACAGTTATGGCGTAGTCCACACCCTTGATAGGGGATATAATCTTCTCACACTCGTTGTTCTTGACCGACACCACGAAGTCGTTCAACGAGCCGCCTTGTGCCGAAATTGGAAGCAACGGAATGGAATATACTTCATCAGAGAGGCCGACACTAGCAGTTCGGCCTAACCTTTGGCTTAATAATTCCGTCTGTGCTTCATCGTTAATCATCTGTCCCTCACCGAGACAGAGCCATTGGTAGCTGAAAATGTTGTCGAATGATTGGTTGAACCGACGCAGGAAGTTATCAGTAAGGACAAGCTTGTCCCCTCTTAGCGCTTTTGACATGTTCGCTTCGGTTGTACCCATGTGTACAGCCAAATCTTTCTGTGTGTGCACTAACCCCTTGCTCTTCACGTAATTAAAGGCTTCTCTTAGCCTTTCTTCTCTGTCCATAGTAGCAACTATTCTTGTTAATAAATGTAAAAGTAATAATATTTATTGCTATATTTCTTGTTAATAGCAAGTTTTCTTATTATCTTTGCATCACAATACAAAACGAGATTGTACCGCGATTTAAAACTATCGCACAAATGTAAGAATATTTTTTGACAATAACAAATAACAATAAGAAAAATGAGAAATATTGACGAATTGACGGCTGGCTTGAAAGCTGGCGAGTGCGTTCTCTTCAATGAGAACGGGAGTGAGTTTAGATTTAAAAGCCTCATGGAGGCGTGCAAGAACGCGGTCAATCACGGGAGAAGCCCCGAGAATGGGTGGAACATCGTAGATGACCTCGGGGTGACCTACGAAAACGAAGATTGGGGTTTATTGGCGAGCCTCGTGTAGGAATGGGGAGGAATATGTATGAAACAAACGATTACGATTAATGGCACGATAAAAGGCAGCACCTTTTCGCTGCATATAGAAGAGATGCCGTTGGCGCAGGTTGATAGGCTGCACGAACTTCCCGAGTTGGTTGTAGACGCCTATTTTGGTGCGTTGAAAATGGAAATACCGAAGAAATTTAGCGAAGAAGAAAAGATGGCGATTAAGACTTCAGTTCTAAAAAGTCGATAAAGAGGTCTATGAAGTATCGGAACTTATCAAAGAACTCCTCGTCTTTTTCTTCTCCCATTGTATAGAAATTCTGCTTTGCACGTCCAAGGATATTTCCCATTTCGCCCAAGAAAGGAATGTCCTTATCAAATGCGTAGACGAGGAGTTCAAACTCGCGTTCAAGGTCTTTCAATCCAGGGAAGGGCTCTCCCGTACCATCCCAAGGCTGTTTGTTGTTCCGAATATCATCTAGGCGAGAGCGCATGGCCTCCGCCCTTTCTTTAAACTTTTTAATATCCATAATTAAGAATTTGACAACGCAAAGGTAACAAATTTTCGGGTAGGGCGCAAGCCTTTTCACTACAAGATTAGAATTTGACACTTCACATCTTAGGTGCGCCCTACCTCATTAAACACAGAAAAAAAAGAATGGAAAAGAAAAAAACTTTCAAGGAACTATACGAAGCCGAAAGGGACAAACCCACGGCAGCACAAGAATTCATCACAATGGTGGCCAATATCACACACCGTTCCACCGTAACGGTGAAAATGTGGTTATCGGGGCGACAAGTCCCCGATGAGCTAGCAAGAACGATAATGGCGCAGCACTTTGGGTGCGATGCCGAACAATTATTTCCAAATAATTAGCGATATGAACAATCAAATATCAATTTTTCAAAATCCCCAATTTGGAGAGATAAGGACGGCAGGGACGCCCGACAACCCACTATTCTGTCTAGCAGACTTATGTAGGGTGTTAGAACTAAGGGTTGATGGCGTAACTCCAAGATTAAAAAGGGATGGGTACAATCGGATTGGGGTCATCGACAGTCTTGGACGTGAGCAACAAGCAATATTTGTGAACGAACAAAACCTTTACAAGGTTATAATGCGCTCGGATAAACCTCAAGCAGAACCATTCCAAGATTGGGTTTGTGGAGAAGTTCTCCCCACCATCCGCAAAACGGGCGGTTACATTGCCACCGCCCCCGAAATGAGCGATGCGGAGATAATGGCCAAGGCAATGATTGTGGCGCAAAACACCATCGCTAGCCGCAATGCACGCATCCAGCAGCTTCAAGTCGAGAATAACGAGCAAAAACAGCTGATAGCGCAAATGCAAAAAGGAAACGACTACCTTAACGTCATCCTCCAAAGCAAGGGCACTCTTGCCACAACGCAGGTGGCAGCAGATTACGGAATGTCTGCCGTAAGCTTCAACAAGCGGCTGAAAGAAATGCGCATCCAGCGCAAAGTTAATGGTCAATGGATATTGTACACCGAGTTTATGGGCAAGGGTTACGTACACAGCAAGACAATAGCGTTTCAACATACGGACGGACGCCACGACACACGATTGTCCACGGAATGGACGCAAAGAGGTAGAATGTTCCTCTACGATGCCCTGAAAGAGGTTGGAATACTGCCCTTAATCGAAAGAACCGCATAAACATACAGCTATGATAAGGATAATAACAAATTGGCGTTATCACGCACTGATGCTGGTGTCTTTCCTTGCCATCGTGGGTTTGTTTTCAGAACCAAGCAGCAAGGGGGCGCAATGGCTGGTCGAGTTCGCCATATCAAAAGTAATTGGAATAGTGGCCTTATATGCCTTCTATCGGCTGGCTAAGCGATGGTTTGCTAACGGCTCTATCCCCGAATTAAAAAACTTGGCCAAGGAGGACTGACGTATGGAAGTGAACGAGAGGCTGGCGCGCATCGAGCGACTTATCACCATCGGCTCGAAGAACGTGTTTACAACAGACGAAGTGGCCTTATTGCTGGGCATATCGGCTAGCCGTGTGCGCCACTTGGTTTGCGACCGCGAGATACCACACTATCGCAGAGGCAATAAAGTCTACTTCAAAAAGTCGGAAATCGAGGATTGGCAGCTTAGCCAACGCGTGCCGACCAATGAAGAGATAAACAATATGGCCACGACACACGTGGCTCTGAACAGAATGTAAAGATAAAACCTAAAACAAAATGAAGAGAATTGTAATAAAAAAATTATCCCTTGTAAACTTCAAGGGCATCAGAAGTCTAACGATTGACTTCAACGAGGGCGTAACCACCATTTCGGGGCGTAATGGTCTCGGGAAGACCACCATCTTTGATGCGTTCACTTGGCTACTATTCGGCAAGGATAGCAAAGAAAGAAAGCAGTTCGGCATCAAGACCTACGGAAAGGACGGGAAGACCATTCCACGCTTGCCCCACGAAGTATCAGGGGTGCTGGATGTAGACGGCGAGGAAGTCACCTTGACGCGTCGCTTTACGGAGAAATGGCAAAAGAAACGCGGTACAACCACAGAAGAAATGACTGGACACGAAGAAGAACGTCTATACAACGATGTACCAATGTCCGTAAAAGACTGGGCAGAGAAGATAGAGAGTATATGCCCCGAGCAAGTGTTTAAGTTCATCACAAATCCGTTGTATTTCTCTTCGCAAAAAGCGGAGGTGCAGCGTGCGATGCTGTTTCGCATGGCGGGAGAAGTAACGGACGAGGAGGTCGCCAAGGGCTACAAGAATTTCCAAGACCTACTTGCCCAAATGACGGGCAAGACGATGGAAGAGTTTAAGCGTGAGATTGATGCCAAGAAAAAGCGCATCAAGGCTGATGTTGAGGCTATACCCGAACGTATGGACGAGTGTCAGAGACAAATCTCTACAATGGAAAGCGACAGAGATGGCAAGCCTATAAATTTCAACGGGCTAAGGGCAGAACTAGGACAAAAACAGGCCGAACTCGCCAAGGTCGAAGAGCAGATTGCCGACATCACCAAGGCGTATAACGACAAGATGAGGGCACGCTTGGAAAAGTCGCGCGAGTTGGGCGACATCAACAGCCAAATCATCAAGCGCGAAGCCGAAATCAAGGATGAGGCCTACAAGGGGTATCGCAATGAACTGGACACGCAGCAGGAACTGCACTATCAGGTCGACACTTTGAAAGGCGAAATCACTCGCGCCGAAAAGGAAGTCACCAAAATGCAGGCCGAGTTGGACAAGTATGCAAAAGTCCGCGAAGAAATGATTGCCGAATGGCAGGAAATAAACAAGTCGCAGCTCACCTTTGATGACAAGGATTTTGTTTGCCCCACTTGCCGTAGACACTTCGATATTGACGACATTGAGGCTAAGCAGCGCGAAATGACCGAGCATTTCAATGAAGAGAAAAAGCAAAAGCTAGAAGACAACACCTCACGCGGAAAGGCCAATTCCGAAAGGATGAAAGCCGTTGAGGCTGAAATCAAGACATTACAAAGCTGCATCGCCAATAATGAGGTAGCTATCCGCGAATATACGGAGAACCCGTTGTTCAACAAGGAATTGGCCGAACCCGATGCAACGCCATTAATGGCATCAGACAAGGATCTGGCTGAACTAAAAAACAAGGCCAAGGCACTACAATCTGAAATCGAGGCGGAGGCTAAGGACGACATGCCCGACACGGGCGAACTCGCATCTGTTAAGCGCGGAATGACGGTCGAAATTGACAGCATTAAGGCCGAACTTGCGAAAGAAGAATACGTCAAGGGTGGGCATGAACGTTTCGCCGAATTAGAGAAACAACTGCGCGCACAGTCCGAGGAATTAGCAGAACTAGAGGGTATTGAAGATACAATGTTGGAATTTGCAAAAACGCGCGTGAAGCTCGTTGAAGACAAAATCAACTCCATGTTCACGATGGTGAAATTCAAAATGTTCGACACGCAGATTAACGGAGGCGTGGTCGAGACCTGCGAGGCCGTTGTTGATGGTGTACCGTATTCGACCCAAAACAATGCGATGGTTATCAATATCGGCATTGACATCATCAACGCTATATGCCGCTCCGAGAACATATCCGCACCCATATTCGTAGACAACGCAGAGAGCCTCAACTCAATACTTCCCACCCCATCGCAGCTCATCCGCTTGGTTGTCACCGAGGATGAACAATTGAAATTTAGTTAACAACAATAACAACAAAGATTATGACAACTGAAATTACAAAAACACCGCGCCCAATAGACATGCTTAAATCTATCGTTAGCGCACCGTCAGTTCAAGACCAGTTCAAAAACGCCCTTGGTGAGCATAAGGATGCATTTGTGGCATCGCTCATCGACCTCTACACGGGAGACAAACAACTACAGACGTGCGATGCCAAAGCTATTGTCATGGAGGCGCTGCGCGCAGCCACACTACGCCTGCCGCTGAATAGGGCTTTAGGATTTGCATACATCATTGTCTTTAACAACAACGTAAAGAACCCCGATGGTTCTTGGTCGAAAGTGCCAACACCAACATTTGTGCCTGGCTATAAGGGTTACATCCAGCTGGCCATGCGAACAGGGCAATATAAGACAATCAATGCCGACTTCGTATATGAGGGAGAACTCCGTAAGGTAGACAAGCTCAAGGGCGAGGTCGCGTTTGATGGAGAGAAAAAGTCCGACAAGATTGTCGGCTACTTCTGCTACTTCGAACTGTTAAACGGCTTCTCAAAGACACTCTACGTGCCTATTGAAGAAATGGCTGCCTACGCATTGCGTTACTCGCCGTCTTTCAAAGGCAAGAACAAGCCCACGGTCGAGGCCCTGATTGCTGCCGCCCAGTCGGGCGCGGTGTCCTCACAAGTGGGGTGGTCGGGAAATTTCAACGACATGGGATTGAAGACCGTGATACGCCGACTGCTGTCGAAGTATGGCTACCTTTCCGTTGAAATGCAAACTGCAATGGACAAAGATGTTGAGGATGCAGGCAATTCTCGCGATGAAACCATCGCCGAGCATGCCAACAACAAAACCATCATCGCCGAGGCCGTGGAGTACGAACATGTCAACACGGAGACTGGGGAAATAACGCAGGGACAAGCACCAGCCGAACAAAATGCTGATGCCGCGCCCAATTACTAACAAAATGTGTAGGAGGATTTAGGGGTGGTACTGAAATGCCTAGGCTCGGGAAGTAGCGGCAACTGCTACATATTGCAGGCCGATAACGGAGAAAAGCTCATCCTTGAATGCGGTTTGCCATTCCGCGAGATAAAGCGAGGACTTGGCTACGACTTGCATGGCATTGTCGGCTGTTTAGTGAGCCATAGGCATTCAGACCATTCCAAAGCCCTACATGACGTTATCAAGGCAGGGATAAGGGTGCTAGCCATCGAGGACGTATTCGTCGCGCTAGGCGTAAGATATCGCACATTATGCACCACCATTAAATCTATGCGAGGTTACATTATTGGTGGGTTTCGTGTGCTTGTCCTTGATGTGGCGCATGACGTGCCTTGCGTAGGGTTCATTGTCGAGCATGCCGAGATGGGCAAGCTTCTATTCGTCACCGACACGATGATGCTGGAATGGCAGCTGCCGCCCCTCGACCACATCATGCTCGAATGCAACTATTCTGACGCCACCCTCCAACGTAATATCGACAGCGGGCTCGTACCTGCCGTAATGCGCGAACGCCTTATGCGCTCGCACATGGAATTGCAGACCGCCAAGGGTGTGTTGACGGAGAACGACATTACGCAGGTAAAAGAAATTGTACTGATACACCTTAGCGGCAATAACTCCAATGCGGAACTATTTAAAAGCGAGATAGGCAAGGCCACGGGCAAACCCGTTTATGTTGCCGAACGCAGTTTTGTAATGGATTTATCAAAAGAACCATATTAGCGAAAGTAAAAAAAATGAAAACAAGAATAACGATAAAAAAGACAGATTTGCACAAACTATACAAGTCGCTCACCACTCGCCCAAATATAACACGAGAGTATGTGGAGCAGGAGTTGGCAAGCGTTTTCGGGAAGCGAAATCTGCGTCCAACTAGCGTGAAAGAGCGCATCCAGTCGCTCAATGATGCCATTGAGGCATTAGGATATGGTCACCCGTATGTGATTGACTATATGGAAGCCGAAGAGGCCTTGGCCAAGGTTGGGGGCGACGAGTGTTCGCTGGCATTTTTCGAGCTGCGCATCATCGTAGCCGCACTCAACGAGGGGTGGAAATGGAGTGGATATAGTCCCTGCTATATGCCGATGTTCGAACTATACCAAAAGGATGTATTGGAGGACATGACAGACGATGAGGCAGAAGACATACAGCCCGTATTCTCACGTCGCTTTCCCGATATCGGAGGCATGGCGTGGAAGCACAATATCGACAACATGTCCCTATCTGCCTGTGCACCTGCGTGCCTCATGTTGAAGAACGAGAGTTTGGCAAGATATGCAGCCGAACAGTTCATGCAATATTGGGCGAAGTATATTCTAGGATAAAGGAGGTTGATAATGGTAGACGGTTGGATAAAGCTAAGCCGCGACATCACCAAGCACTGGATTTTCCAAAACGCGGAATATTTCAAATGGTGGTTTGAGCTTATCGCAATGGCTGCATGGCGCGACCACAAGGTTATGCACGACACGCACCTCATAACACTAAAACGTGGACAAACCATTTCCTCTGTCGCCACGCTGTCAAGGCTTTGGGGTAGAAGTGCACCGACAATTTTACGCTTTTTAAAGCTGTTGGAAAACGAGGGTATGATTACGCGCGAAGTCCTTTATAGGCAAACACCTATCATAACTATTTGTAACTATGCGACTTACCAAGTTCAAGTTGATACCCAAGTTGATACCCAAGTTGATACCCAAGTTGATACCATGCTTTATAGGGACAGAAGAAAGGAAAAGAAAGAAAAGAAAGAAAAGATGTTGTCTCTCGACAACATGCAAAAGGCCGAGGCCAAGGTCGACGCGGAAGCGGTTCGGGAGTTTTTTAACCGCGAAATGTTCGACAAGCCGATACCAAAAGTCCGTGGCAAGCTGAAAGGGCAAAGGCTGGCATTCCTAACAGCGAGGGTTCGCGAGTACGGCATCGACGCCGTGCGGGAGGTCATATCGAAAGCCGCACGGAGCGACTTCCTCAACGGAGGCGGCGGGCGTGGTTTCATAGCAAGTTTCGAGTGGATATTCCGCCCCAACAACTTTCCCAAGGTTTTGGACGGCAACTTCGACAACCGACAAACAACGACATCAAATGGAAATCAGACAGACAATCAATCAGCGGCTCAACGAGTTGAAGCGGCAGCCAACATCGTCCGCAGGCTCTTTGCCGAAGACGACGCCCGCGCAACCACTGGCCAAGGCATGCCTCGCTAGGTACGGCGACCGCGAGAACTTCATGTGCCTCTTCAACCCCGACCGCCAAGTGGAGTTCGGCGAACATCCCGACAGGTGCCATTTCGGCTCAGCCCCCACACTGGGGACGCTTCGACAGGCATACGGCAAGAACATGCCGACATCGTGGCTAGTTCCGCAGCTGCTGAACCTCTCCGAGTACTGCGGATGTAAGAACAAGCTCACCGATGCGCAGCTGGAAGAGTGCGCGAGGGTAATCGCGAGTGAGTATTCCTACCTCAAGACAACCGAACTGATGCTTTTCTTCTCACGCTTCAAAGCAGGGCGGTACGGACGCTTCTACGGCAATGTCGACCCGATGGTGATTACCTCCGCGCTGGCGGTGTTCCGAGGCGAACGCTCCGAGTCCATTGCGCGCTACGACCACGAAGAGATGAAAAAAGAACGGGAAACGCGGGCCTCGGAGGCGATAAGTTACGAGGTATACATTAAACTGAAACAATTAAGAATGTTAAATTGCGCGTCTATCGCGTTAAAATCCTGTCGGCTTCACAACTTATCGTTAATCGGGATTGAATACGTTAAAACAAAAAAGAAGCAGCAAATATAATATTATTTAGGAGACATGTACAACAAGAAATCAAAAATCAAAGACGCGCCCCAAAGAATATATCTCACAACAGGGCTTTCGGAAGTTGAGGCTTTGAACGCAAATTTCAACGACCTGAAAGACGTAACATGGAGTGAACACCGAATATTCGACGGGGACATCGAGTATCGCAGAATGGGGGTTAGGGCTGCTAAACCTATTGATTGGCAGCAGGTGAGGATTAATGCGGCCATATCGATTGCTAGCCGTGCCAATCTGAAACTAGAAGGCCTAATCAACAATTACAAGAATAGTGTTGCCAAAATATCCGTTGAATTAGCCGATGCGCTGGTGGAAGAGTTGATGAAGAAAGGGTCGGTGAAATGAAAATTGTTTATTGTAGTTGGTTTCCTTTCAAGGGATACAAGGCGATAACATTGCTTCGTTGGATAGTCGTGAGGAACGACCAAAGGGCGCGCTTCACAAGCGCGGACTACAACCACGAGTGTATCCACTACGAGCAAGAAAAAGAGCTTTGGTTCATCGGGTTTTACCTACTCTACATTATTGATTTCGCCTTGACAATGCTCTATTTTTGGAATTGGCGCAAAGCGTACCGCAATGTGGCGTTCGAGCGCGAGGCGTACGACCGCCAGCACGACATGCTGTATTTGCAGCACCGCCAGCGTTTCGCTTGGTCGAAATACGATTGGGAATAATAATTCAAAAATATCATACATGTATTATCAATAATAACATTTTAAACAACAAAAAAAATGAGAAGTCATATAGCACAATTTTTCGAAGTGAAGTTCAAGTACGAGAAAACGCAAGAAGCCGGCCTTGTCAAGATGGTTACGGAGGCGTACGCCATAGACGCAATGACGTGGGGCGAGGCAGAGAAACGCATCGTCGAAGAGATGGCTGCATACGCGCAAGGTGAGGCCGAGATAAAGGACATCCGCAAGGCACAATACAAGGAGGTATTGTTCTCCGACAAAGAAGCTGACGACAAATATTATAAGACCAAACTTTCGTTCATCACGCTTGACGAAAAGTCGGGAAAGGAGAAGCGTCAGAACGTAATCTACTTAGTTCAAGCCTCATCGACCGCGCAAGCCGAAAAACACATTCACGATGTAATGTCGCCAACTACGTTCAATTACGAGGTAGTGAAAGTTGAGGAAACGAAAATCTTTGACGTTTATCTCCATAAGGACAAGCAGAAAAAGACCGCCAATGAATAGTCGTGAGTTTTTCGACAAAGTTTCGCGAATGCGCGACTTACAAAGGTCGTATGCAAAGAGTCGAAACATGTCGGTGCTAAACAAGTGTAAAACCGTTGAAAAAGAGGTGGACGCCGAGATAGTACGAGTTAATGCTATCCTTGGCATCCGCCAAACGGATGAACCTAACATGTTTGGAAAATTCCAAATAAAATGAACCACAAAAGATTGTCATTTAGAACAATAGAAGATTTATGAATAGAGAAATTATATTTAGGGGCAAGAGCTTAAATTCGAAGTGTTGGGTATATGGAGATTTACGTCAAGACCATATAAGAAAAAAAACTTATATTGAATATGAAGTATCACCCGACACCATCGGTCAGTACACAGGCATGAAAGATGCTAACGGCAAGGAAATCTATGAAGGTGACATCATAGAAAGCTGTGGGTTTCGACACATCGTAGGATATGACGCCAAACAAGCAAGATTTTCGGCTAAGAACATTAACGGGCCAAGAGATGATGGAAGTAGCATTACCCAGCAATGGATAGATGAATGCGAAAAGGTTGTGATTGGCAATATCTACGATAACCCAGAACTAATAAAACAATAACATAGCATGAACGATAGAGATATACTTCACCAGCAATTAATCAACCTTGGCGATATGATGGGAGATGGTCTACACCTTGAAAAGGACGGCCGTTGGATTGCTCGTGAATACAGGAGAATATCAAAAATACTATTCCCCAAAATGTTCCCCAAAAGAGATACCACATTGCGCGACACGGCAATTGCCGAGTGGTGTAAAGATAATCCGTGCAAGAATTGTGGTGGAAAGTTCAAGCAAACGCGTAAAGGCTCAATGCGAGTTGTATGCACTGAATGCGGCGTTAAAAGACAATTGAAAGTAAGAAAACATTCCAATCTTTAACAAAATGGAAAGAATTAACAAACATATACTCGATGCCTGTTGTGGTGGAAAGATGTTCTACTTCAATAAGGAAGATGATAGGGTACTTTTCCAAGACATCCGAGATTTCAATACAACACTCTGTGATGGTCGCGATTTCAGCGTCCATCCTGATGTAGTGGCGGATTTCACAGATATGCCATATCCAGACGGGAGTTTCACTATGGTAGTATTCGACCCTCCACACTTGAAATATTCAGGGGACAAAAAGCAATTAAAGGGTTGGCAAATGATTAAATACGGACATTTAAACAGTGACTGGAAAGACAATATTCGTAAGGGGTTTGCCGAGTGTTTCAGAGTGTTGAAACATGGTGGATTTCTAATATTCAAATGGAATGAAACCGATATAAAAGTTTCAGAAATTTTAAAACTGACACCCGTTAAGCCCATATTCGGTCACATATCAGGGAAACGTGCCAATACACATTGGATTTGTTTTATGAAATGATTAACAAATAAAATTATGGAAACAGAGAACAAAATAAAAGCCTACAAGGGCTTTAACAGCGACATGACTTGCCGTAAATTCCAATTTGAGGTAGGCAAAGAGTATGAAGAAAAAGGTAAGATAGAGGCCTGTGAGAATGGTTTTCACGCTTGCGAGAACCCAATGGATGTGTTTGGGTATTATCCTCCAAGCAACAGCCGATATTGCGAGGTAGAACAGAGTGGTTCTATTGACAGAGGTGAAGACAAAATTGCGAGCAGCAAAATCCACATACGATGTGAGATTGGATTGAGCGGCATAATACAAGCTGGCGTAAAATTCATTCTTGACAAGGTTAATTGGAAGGATGACAACACCACCAACACAGGCGACTACTCCGCCGCCACCAACACAGGCGACTACTCCGCCGCCACCAACACAGGCGACTACTCCGCCGCCACCAACACAGGCAACCGCTCCGCCGCCACCAACACAGGCGACCGCTCCGCCGCCACCAACACAGGCGACCG